ACTATATTTACATTAAATCAATGTAAAACCAGTCCTATAAATACACCAGGTTACGTAACCTGTTAAACATAGTATAAATTATAGGACATAAATTAAACACTTATGTCAACAACAACAAATTTTAAAACAGAACAAGAAAAAAAACAACAAGAAAGATTAAACAAAATCATTCTAAACCACTGCGTGGCTTGCCACCAACAATTGGATTTACTCCAATTAAGATTAATCAACTTCGAAGACTTAGTCGAAGGCGTAAGAGAAACACTAAGAAGGACTACGTATGATTTAAAAGATCATAAGGAAAACTTTCCACACAAATTACCACAAGACATAAACAAACCTAAATTAACCAAAGTATAATGCCTATAATCTCAGCAGCAGCTTTACCAAGCGTTATAACAGGAGGCGCATCAGTACTAGGTTCAATTTTAGGAAACATAGGAGCAGGAAAACGCCAAAGAAAGGCGGACAAAGCCAATATAAAATTTTGGCAAATGCAAAACGCATACAACGATCCAGCACAACAAATGGCCAGACTCAAAAAAGCAGGCCTAAACCCAAACCTCGTTTACGGACAATCCGTAAGCGGGGCGACCGGGCAAGCCGGAGCTGTAGCACCATCAAAAGCAGCACCTTATTCTATGGATCTAGGCTCAGCTGCAAATAATGCAATGTCAGCATACCAAACATCAGCACAAGTAAACAACGTAGATGTAGACACAGCAAAAAAAGCTTTCGATTTAGGAATCGATAAGAAATATGCAGCAGAAACAATAGAACAATCACTTACAAATGTAAGACTAGGCAACGCTTTAAAAGTTATAGAAAATAACGTACAATCAGGTATAATGCAAGACAGAATAAAACTTGCAGCCGAAAACTTAGCTATAGCTAAAGCAACATTAAGAGGCAAACAACTACAAAACGCAATCTCAGATTTCGACGCAGACATGAAAGACATGAATGTATCGGGAAATTCTTGGGCAGCATCAATAATGAAATTAATTTTAGGTACAGGTAAAGACTTAGGACCAAAAATTTTACAAAAAGGTAACCAAGTTATGAATATGTTACCAGAAAAGAAAAAAGTTATAAAAAAAGAAAAAATATTTAAATACTAAACTATGAGCATATTTAACCAAGTATCAGTAAAAAGACCATCAAGTAACACATTCGACCTATCACACGATAGAAAATTCTCAGCAACAATAGGAGAATTAACACCAATATTAGTACAAGAAACTGTCCCAGGCGATATGTTTACAATAAACAGTTCACAAATGTTAAGATTTGCACCAATGGTAGCACCAATAATGCACAAAGCATCAGTATATACACATTTCTTCTTTGTACCAAACAGAATATTATGGGACAAATGGGAAGATTTTATATCAGGAGGTGAAGACGGCTACGCGAACCCAACATTCCCAACACTAACACCACCAACAGCAGGCGGAGATTATTTAATAAAAGCAGGCTCACTAGCTGACTATTTAGGAATACCAAACGGAGTTATTAACGGTACTAAATTAAATGCATTGCCATTTAACGCATATAACAAAATATATAACGATTATTACAGAGACCAAAATTTAGTTACACCAATAGAAGACAAAGCAACTACAGGAGATCTCGACGAATTAGACAAATACAACTTTATACAAAAAAGAGCTTGGCAACACGACTACTTCACTTCTGCCCTACCTTGGACACAAAAAGGACCAGAAGCAACAATACCATTAGGAACTACAGCACCTGTATCATTAATTGATTCACCAGCACAACCTATGAAGGTTGACAATTTAACAGGAGCATCAGTACAATATGGTCCATTATACACAGGTACATCTAATCAATTATCAGATGGCTCAGGTACATCACAATTTGTACTAGACCCTAACGGACAATTAGAAGCAGATTTATCAACAGCAGCAGCAGCATCAATTAACGAACTAAGACGAGCATTTAGATTACAAGAATGGCTCGAAAGAAACGCTAGAGGCGGTTCAAGATATATAGAAATTATACAATCACACTTCGGCGTAAAATCATCAGATTCAAGATTACAAAGACCCGAATTCTTAGGTGGGTCATCTACTCCAGTTACTATAAGTGAGGTTTTACAAAATTCCGAATCTGGGGTAGCATCCACCGATCCAACACCGCAAGGTAATATGGCCGGACACGGAGTATCAGTAGGCCAATCAAACAAAGTATCTTATATGTGTGAAGAACACGGATTCATTATAGGAATAATGTCCGTAATGCCAAAGTCAGCATATCAACAAGGAATACCAAAAGTATTTAGCAAATTCGATAAATTTGACTACTTCTGGCCATCATTCGCAAACATAGGCGAACAACCAATATTAAACCAGGAGTTATATCACGACTCAACAGACAACTTAAACGATGACGTATTTGGGTACACACCAAGATACGCAGAGTACAAATACATACCATCAACAGTACACGGAGAAATGCGAACATCATTAAAATTCTGGCATATGGGCAGAATATTCGCAAGCAGACCTAACTTAAACGAAGACTTTATCGAATGCGATTCCGCAGAAACAGACAGAGTATTCGCAGTAGACAACGCTGAAAAACTATACGTGTACTTACACAACAATATCAAGGCAAAACGACCGATGCCATACTTCGGAGTACCAACAATTTAAATATGCATATGAGACGTAGATCAAAAGGAAGAAAATCATATGGGATGAAAAAATCTCTTAGAAAACAAAAAAGAAAAAGCCAAAAGTACAACTCCTTTAGGATATCAAGGGGTGGAATAAGACTCTAAACTATGCAATGTATCACACCACTATCGGTCAGAAACAAAACAAAAGATATAAACAATCAGAATCTTTTCGTAACTGTACCGTGTGGCAAATGTGTTGCTTGCCTTAAAAGACGAACAGGACACTGGTCATTCAGAATCAATCAGGAAGCTAAAATAAGCTCATCTGCGGCGTTTCTAACGCTAACATATGCAGAAGAACCACTTTCAGAAAACGGATACCCTACCCTAGTCAAAAAAGACTATCAGGACTTTTTTAAACGCTTACGTAAAACAACCAATAACAAGCTAAAATATTACGCTTGTGGAGAATACGGCACAAAGACCAAACGGCCACACTATCACGCCATAGTCTTTAACCTACCACAAAGTTTCTTAAAAAAACCAGAGAAACTTGACAACATTTGGGGCAAAGGCCACACAATGCTAACACACAGTAATGCCCTAACAATTAACTACGTCGTGGGATATATTAACAAAGGAACTTTCGAAAGAAACAGCGTCCACGACGACAGACTTAAGGAATTCTCACTTATGTCCAAAAAAATGGGTATGAACTATCTAACACCAAAAATGCGTGAATACTACAGAAAAAGACAAATTGCGTGTATTGTACACGAAAATGGCCATATACTATCTATGCCAAGATATTACAAACAACAACTCTTTACTAAAAAAGAACTTAAAAAAATTAACGATGAGTACCAAAACATCAACGCTCATAAATTTGATATACAAACTCAAGAAGAGCACCGCCTTGACCTCGAAGCAAAAAAAATGCTTATATATCAAAACGAAAGACAATTAAAATTAAAACGACAAAAAAATATAACACTTATGAAACTAAACAAAC